ATCTGTCAATCTCACTCTCTGTATTCTTGTCTACACTCATCTTGTCCAGAATCTTATCCATCTCATCAACATACTTGGCACTGTTCACGTCACCAGATAATGCTTTCTTATTCATCTCCTGATACCTTTTCATAAAGTTGTATCTCTTCATATACTGTAAATAGATAATCATTGCTTTCTGAACATCATCTCTAATAAGCCAGTTCTGTTCGGCAAAATCTTCTGTCTTATTCTCACCGCTTTTACTTCTAAAGTTAGCATCAGATTTACAGAGTTCATCCCAACTGATTCTTTTATTCGGATCAGAGTAATACCAACAAAGATATGACGCAAGATAGTTAGGAACAACCTCTGTTAATGCTTGCATAATTGTCTTTTCCTTAGTCATGATATACCTCTCTTTCCTTATTAAGCATCAAGCAAATATCCTTTATATCTATTTGTGTCTTTGCATATGTCAACTGACGCTTTAAATCTTCAACCTCATCTTTTAATCTTTTGTTCTCTGCAATTAAATCTTTCTTTCTCATTTTATGTTCCTCACTTTCTAAAATCTGACTCCACAGAATTGTGGAGTATTCATTGCACTCCAATTGGAGTGTATTGGAATGAAAATCCACTCGCCAATTTTGGCGAACCAAAAAGGATGCCGGCATTACCGACACCCCAACTGGTTACGCTACCACATCAGATGCAGTAGGCATTTCTAATATTTCTTCAACTGTATAGCCGTTTTCGATAGCATCAATCTCGCCCCAAACATCTTCATCTGAGTTCCCATCTTGGGAATCCTCATTGAGATAAGCGAACTGCTCAAAGATAAGTGTGTCTCTAATCTGGGACTGTAAATTCTTAACATAATCCTTGTCAGATGATGACATATATTCCTGTGACTGCTTCTTATCTATCTCATCAATAACGGTCTTATTCTTATTGGTTACATATTTGTACACCTTGCGGATAGTATCTTCATCATATGAATCTCCATATCCTTCACAGATACGATTATAAATCTGAGCCAATCGTCTGTTATTATCTGCCTGTTCCTTGTTCTTCTTGGTTCTGACAATTCTATGCTTATATCCCATCTTATTCTCAAAGTCAGATGCATACATTTCACACAAATCTTTGTCCTCATAACGACTGTAGCAGTTGGTAATCTGTCTTAAAGAATCATCCTCTTTAATCTTGTCATTACTTCTATAAATGTATATCATCTTCATCTCATCCTCTAAGACCACATTGTATCTCTGACAAGTTCGCCCGGAAATTCCTGCAAGACCACCAACATAATCCTGTGTCATGTGACCAATCTTACCTTGAAGATTAGGCATACCATCCTTACATTTCATATTGGCAGACCAATCAAATGAACTTACAAGAGTCACATAATATTTCAGGATGGATATTTTCTTCTTCATATCTGCATCATGTGTCAGAATCTTCTCAACCTCATCAGATGATACCATGACAAAATGTTGTCCGTCCTTTGAGGTATCGAAGTATAAATTTTTCACATCCAATACAAACTCAATCCCTTTACCAAATGATTGCACTATCTTAATCTTGTCCACGGCATCAAGTTCGTATATTCCACGCTGCAATGCATCCGTAAATGCTTTAGGATATTTCTCACTTACACCAACAAGTGTATAAGCCATTCTGTTGATAGATACACAGTCCTCTGTAATCTCCAATGACTTCAAAAAGATATTCTCATCCATCATCTTTCTCAGTGCTATGTATGCAAGCACTCCATCAGGTGTTACTGTGTTTCCTATAACCAAATTTTCTTCTAAAAATAATCTCATTTTTTATGCTCCTTTTTATGTGTTTTTCTAGGGCGACAACTATGCCCCTTTTATGTGTATGGTTGTCCAAATCTACTGACAACAAGACAGATAAAATGGCATCATCTGTGACACATATTATTAGTAGATAAGGAATTAGTAGTAGATAAGTGATAGGACTCGTTTGCACGAGTTCCCATCTCTGGTTTTATTATTTTGTTTTCTTAATCTTGTCTAAAATTCCATCTGCATATTCAAATACAAATACACTTCTCTTTCCATCTGAATCTGTTTTGTCGGGTTTAATATCAACCACCTTAAATCCATCCTTTAATAACTCTCTCGCCTTGTTAGCAGTAAAGATAATAATTGTGTTCTTTTCCATTTGTAATATTCTCCTTTTGAATTTTCTTTTTTCTGTTGGTGCGTACCTTCTGGTACGAGTTCATAATCATAAGTTCTTCATCTGATAAATTGTCCTCTGTGGACAACTGCATTTCTAATAAATATTCGTTCATCTTTCTGTGTCCTTTCTTTTGTTATAGGGTGACTGTAATGTAGCCACCCACTTATATATTCTCTATTTAGTTTTCAATTAAGCCGTCTTTTTCAAAACGGAATACTTTGCTACATTTCTGAATGTAAAAGCCAGTGTGACCAATCCTCTCTCTAAATCTTTTATGGATTTCACACCGCACATATTGACCTGTTTCTGTTCAAAACTTCTCCAATGGTCATATTGTTTTGTTGGAAGAGATATATCTATTCCCAACTTTTCGCCGATTGTGGCGACATTTAACTTTGATTCAATCTGTTTTGTCTCGCTGTTGTATCTAATCTTCTGAGACAGTCCATACTTGTCCATTAACTGATAAAATTCTTTAATGTCGTGACGCTTCTCTACCTCATATAATTCTGGTAAATCCAATACATCACAAAGAAAGAATCTGTTTCTCTCTTTGAATGTGCTTGAATAAAATCCTTTGAATGTGCTGTCGATACAAAGCAGCATCATCTTTCCTTCTTCTGTTTTTGGTAATGGGATATTGTATAAAGACCAAACAAGTAGAGCAGTTGATCCTGCATACTTATTTGTATAGCCATAATTAGATACGCTTGCTAAGATATTAGGATTGATACAACGAGGATTTACATGGTCGTCTATATCTTTCCTGCTGATATGATTGTCAAATGCCATTTCATTTCTACAAAACGCTACATCACACCATACTCTTGTGCGTGATTTATTTTCCTTGAAATAAGCATCTGTACTTGCATAGATATTATCGAAATCATAGAAGTATTCTACATTCCAGTTTGGGTGTACACTCTGTACAACTGCAACTGTTGTGAGTGAATCAATATCATCACTCAATACTAAATCAAATTTTTCATTACTCTTATACCACTCAGGTACTTTACTTAAATATTCCACGTTCATTACGTTCACCATCTGGGCGAAATAATTCGCTCAGACAGTTAATCATAATGAAGATGAAATACTTGCGTTCTTTCTGCAAATTATTTCACCTTGCCTTTCTCTCTGATTTTGAGTTCTTCCTTTATTTTATAGTCGCCATGTCCTATTCATACATTTCCGACTTTTGTTCTTGTGATTTGTTCGCACAGATTTGTGCGTAAGATTATTTATGATTTTTATAGAAATCCATTACCTTAGAATATAGGTCTGGATATATTTTGATTTGTTCTTTCTCCCAACGACAGATAGTTGACTTGTTACATTCCGCATAATCGGCTACCACTTGTTGAGAGATTTCTAAACTTCTTCGCCATTTGCGAAATTCTTTCCCTGTCATTGTGTTCTCCCTTACATATTATGGTCTGATAAATCGTACCAAGCCCAGTCCATAATCTCTTCTGGAATCCATTCATCTCCATCTAACCATGCTTGTGCAAGTTCTTCTGCATACTCATAAGCGTTCTCTTCTACAGTGTCCCAATCTATTAAGAGTTCTACATCTATCTCTTCTCCGAACATTGCAAGAACCTCTGCTTCTTCTTCTGCACGCTCTCTTTCTTCACGGTATGCTTGGGTGTATGGGTTAGAATATCCATCTAATGACTGATACCGACAACCTTCATCAGCAAGTCCCCATTCTTCAATCATATCGTCTACAGATGAGTGAGCATCTATGATACTGTTGAATCGGTCTAATCCCCATCCACCACCGTCATAGGATTGTCCACCTGCTTCACGATAAGCACCAAGAAATGATGCGGAAGTTGCAGCAGACCTAATGGATTTACCGCCAAATATTCTACTGAACAGTCCCATTACTCATCACCTGACTTTTTCTTTTTACTGGTCTGATTTGGTCTTGGTTCTTTTGGCAGTGGCTTTCCAATGCCATAGATGCAGTTGATAAAAGCATTATATGTTTCCTCTGATAATCTTTCTTCATTCTGTTCAACCATAATGATATATCTTCTTGATACATTGCACCAATCAGCGACTTGCTGTTGTGTCTTGCTATTATAATATCTCAGGAATTTTAACTGTTCTCCACTGAGCATTTTATCCCTCACTTTCTACAAAAAATGGGACGACCTATACACATATAAGTCACCCCATAATTATTCAAATTATTCCCAATGAAACTTTACTTTCTTTTGGTTTTCTTTTTATGTGTATTTTATTTACCTGTAGGTAATACTGTCTTAGCAACAACGATTGCTGTATCATCAGTAAGAGCCATAGCATAAAACTGAGATAAGTAAATTGTTGTCTGTCTGAGAGATGCATCCCTTGCAGTTTCAGCAAATGGATTCTCTTTTGGAATGTAAGAGATAGCGTTCTTCTTCATTACAAGGATAAATCCCTCTGTGTTTGTTGTATCATAGAGACGGTCAGATAATACAACTGGAATATCAAGGAAATAACCGATAATTCCGTTTACTGCAATACCGTTACCATCCTTTGTCATTGTTCTCTCACGAGAAGTGAACATATCCATCTTGTAGAAAGATGGTGCAAAGAGAGATGAGATAACGATAGCATCAAAATCTGCACTGTCTCTGTCGTCACCGTAAAGACCGAGAATAGCAATCATCTCGTCCTGTGTTACAGTGTTCTTAGCACCTAACTTATATTTAAGTGGGGACTTTAATGCCTCTGCAATAGCATCAGTATCATATTTTCTACCAACTGCGATTGCCTGCTGCTCTGCTGCTTCATTGATAGCGTTACCAAGTTCAACCTCAGAATCATAATCTGCAACTTTTACGGCTGGTGCCTGGATTGCTTTGATTGTAGCAGTTGTAGATGTCTGCTTCATCTGTGTTACATCCATAGGAGTATTGATGTCCCAATCCTTAGCATCTCCGATATAACCCCACTTAGGCATAGTTAATGTCTCACCGACTTTGCCGTGGAGTTCTCCTAAGTTTACAAGGAACTGTGCTACCTTGCACTTGCCTGTAATCTTTTCTCTTACGAGAGCAGAATATACATCAGGCACAATAACATTAGTGTTAATTGTACTCATAAATTTTCACCATTTTAACCTTTCATATTTTCTTTAATTTCCGACACATCTGACTTAATCTCTTCAAGGTCAGATTTGTATGTATTCAATACCGTCACAAACTCAGCGTTTGTCTTTGATAATCTTTCATTGGTTTCCTGTGCATTAGCCAGAACAGTGTAAAGTTTTTCCTCACGCTTCTCTGACTGTGCTGTGAACTTCTCAAATGCTTTATAGATAAACCATCCTAAAGCAAGTACACAGACAATAGGAAAGCCAACAGAAGTAATCAATGTTTGAATTGTATTTACGTCCATTAGACCACCTTTCCCATTGAATAAGTGGTCATCACCACCTATTTATTCAATGCTTGATAAAGTGAAGGATTCTCTGCATAAAGTTTTGCCCTCTCTGCATATCCCATCTTCTTAAAATCTTCCCTTGTAATTCCTTTTGAGGTCTGGTGATTTGATGGTTTGTTTGATCCGTTGAGAAAGTAGTTACCGAACAATGCACCTACCTCTTCTATGGTCTTATCCATGTCCTCACCGACATTTAAGAACTGTGCTAATCCTTCTGGAAGTTCTTTCTCTTTTAATTTGCTTGCAAGCGTCATTGACTTTTCCTTATTAGCAAGTTCTTTCTCTTTACTTTCGAGAGCAGAAATTCTTTCCTCTAATGCTTTCTCTGCATCAGATTTCTCAACTGGCTTTAATCTTGCAATCTCATCATTGACAGTTTTAAGTTTCGCACTGTAATCTGTACGCACCTTATCTGTTTCTGACTGAACATATTTAGACACAAGAGCCATCTGCTCATCTGTTAAATTCAATTCTTTAATATCCATCTTTTAATCCTTTCTTGTTGCAGTCGGTACGCCCTAAGTTAAATTTAGTTCGTGTGGCTGCCCCATAAAAACTTTTGATATATTTTAACGTGCCGTTTTTTCGACCGTTATAAACTGGAGGAGGAAGGGACGATAGAACACCGTCCCATAAATAAATGATTACTATGTTAGATACTAGAAATTTTGTTGCATAAAAAATTTAGAAAATCGTTGACATTGACTTTCTATCCTGCTATAATAGCATTTGTAAAAGTTTCTTATGCTTTTCCATAGGAAAGAAATTTAATGACAAGAACACCAATGTATTCATAGGATTGTTGGTGTGTTTTTTATGCCCAAAACGCAATTTTTCTCTCCATATTACACCCATTGTAATGACTTCGGAATGCCTTATTTTTCAAGGGTTTTCGAATTTAATTCGGTAATAATCGTGCAGTTTTTTTGCAAAATAAAAGGAAGTGGTTTTTATGCCACTTCCGATTTTTTATGCTTTATTCCGTATATCTCAATGTCTCCTGCTGCATCTTCTACAAGTGTTGGTGTTGTATCATCTGTCTTAACCAATTTCTTCAATGTAGATGATTTCAGTTCCAATAATCCCTGTAAGATATAGTCCTCATATTTCTCTGCATCCTCGCTTGTAAGCAATGTGTAAAGTGTTGCTTGGTTCATCTTTATCTCTGCCAAATCTTCCAAAAAGTTTTCAATGGTCTGCTTTCTCATGCGGTTGTATTCGCTTTTACCCAACTGAGTTTTCTCAACTCCTAATCTCTTGTCGTCTTTGGCTCTTTGCTTGCATAGTTTCAAGACCGCTTTAATCTTATCTTTGTCAACATCTCTTGATTTAATATCTGGCTTTCTCAGGATTTTATGCAGTGCCTTTTCTGTACCCTCAACTGTCATTGTCTTGTATGCAATTTCGTCACCAATCATATCAAGTGTGGTTGCATATTTGACATAAACTTTTTTGCTGTTGTAGTTGCCTTTCTTACCTAGTTCCTTGAAGAAGTTTGGATATAATATCTTATTGACTGCTACAACCTTACCATTCTTAGTGATTTCACATTCTTCCGTGTATCGTTCTCTGATGTCCTTTAATTCATCCTTGTTATCTACAGGAAGTGTTTTCTTCGCCTTGTCAATTTCAAGACCTGACATTATGGATAATTGGCATACATCCTTGTACAACTGTTTGATTTTAGTTTCATCTGGTTTATCTCTGTTCATCTCATCCCATAACTTTGAGTTCAAGACCTGTGAGAGATTAACAATCTGACCTATAAGATTCTCACTGCTTTCATAATCCAACTTTGCAAGATTCTTTGCCGTGTACTCCTCTTCCTTGGTAACAGGTTCAATATCTGTTGTCGGAACTAAGAACTTATCATAATTTTTAACGGCTGCATCAATCATTATGTCGTTGTCAACAATCATCATCTGGTCACTGTCGAAGTCCATTGAATTTGCTCTCTGTAAAACATTCTCACCTACCGAATTGATTACCATAATATTGTCTGTCATATTGATGTAAGTTGTAACTAAATGGTTCTCAGTGTTATGTGGGAGATAAATATTTCCCATGGTGATATGTGGGCTTCTGCAAGCAAGCAACTGTTTCTGTGGGAACGCTGTTGATATAATGTTTCCTTTACCAACTATTGTTGTTTCTTGCTCGTACTTTCCGATTGACTCCTGAAGCATTTCGATTGGATTTCCTAAGACCGTTGAATAATTTCCATTGACAAGAATCCTGCCACACTTAATATCTGCTCTGATGCTCTCAATGACTTTCTTTGCAAGTATCTTATAAAGTGCTGTGTCCTTGAAGGACATATTCAGTTTCATCATTCTGTAGATTACATCTGCTTTTACATTCATCATTAAGTCGCTGTCCTCATCATCTGAGGTTGCTTCGCAGTAGTGATACATTGCAAGTGGATCTTTCCTGAGCAGTTCGATATAATTTAATGTCTGTTGTAATAATTCTGTAATTTTATTCTTTGTAATCTGTAAGGTGTTTAAAATCTGATAGTGTGTTCTTACTAACTTACCGCCAAAGTATTTGGTCGGCTTTTCATATTTTACTATTCCAAATGGGATATTTTTCTTAGAAATTTGTTTCAACCAGTCATAGAACCAATTCTCGGTATCTCCGAACTTACAATATTTAATACTGCTTGGAGTAGTAATAAATTTGATATCCTCGATTCTCTTTGCTGTTGTAATTCCGTTTAACTGGGAAACATCTGTGATGTGGTTATCTTTGAACCACTGCTGAATATTGCTGTTAAAGCAACAAGATTTGAAGAATTTGTGACGAAGAAGTAACATTCCTTTATCTTGGTAGTCACCCATCAGGGATTTATCAATCAGTGATTGTCCATCCCATATTTTGTTTTCAATCGTCATTTCTTTTTCTTCTGTGAAGAGTTTCTTATCTTTAAGTCCCACATACATAACCTTATCTTTGAATACTGATTTTACATCCTTGATAAGAAGTATATTCTCCGGGCGAATATCTAAGTTTGCTGTTTTATGTGATAACAACAATGCTCTGTACGCTTCAAATGATGCAAGATTGATTCTTCTCTTCTTAGGATTGATACCGCAATCCGTAAACAGGTTCATTGAGTGAACCAGTTCCTTGTTGATGAAGAAACATTTACCTTGTCTTGAAGCACTTCCTGATCGACACCATCTAACATATTCAATATCGTCAATCTTGAAAGAGAAATCTTCCTTATCATATATCATATATCTGATGGTTTCTTTTGTCTTTCCGTCTACCCTGTACTTCTTGACCTTGCCCTTATCATCCTTATCATCTTCGAGAGTGCTTCTAAATGAAGAATATTTGAATGTTAAGTATACTACTTGGTCTGTTGCTAACTTTCTTCTGACATTGAAAAATGCTGTCTTTGTCATTCGTCTGTCTGCAATCACTCGACCTAATTCATCCAGTGCCATACTGCTATCTAATTTCATTTTGAATAACTGGGGATTTCTCAGATGAAGAATTTCATCTTTTGATTCATCATAGTAATCGTAATAGGAAGATAATCCAGAAGGTACGATTTCTTTTGCAACCTTAATCTCTTTGCCCTTTTTGTTCTTTGTTGATTCTACCTCTACTCTAAATAAGTCGGTAGCATCAATGCTCATAATCTTCAAGCCATTATCTAATATCATTTATTTCCTCGCTTTCTGTGTATTTGGCTATCAGATTTATCCCTTATATAATATATATCGACACAAGTTATAAAAAACTTAACCCTTTTTTGTAAACTTTTTACAAAACTTATGTTCTCTACATAGATATTATATCATATTCTATGAAAATATCAAGTAAGAGATAAATCTTTTTTCGCCAAGTTATAGGTTACTCTGTGATTTCCAAATCTTTACTTGCCGTTACACCATTGACTGTACACTTGATAGTGATTGTATGTGCAAGATAACTCTGTGCAGCAGAAGTCAACTTAATTCTCTTGCTATTGGTAGACGAACCCTTATACCAAACGACCATAGAATCATTTGTATATTCAGTTCCATCAATGAAGCAAGTCCATACAAAGTCAGCAGTTGTCATATCGGCAACAACTGTTTCTGTAATATCCTGTCCGTCTTTATCAGCAAACAGACAAGTAAGTGTCTTATAAGAGCCACCAACCTTAATCGTATCTGTTGATGCTGATATGCTCGTTGTATAATTGACTTTCGGTGTTGTGTCTGCAATAGCCATAGTTGTTGTACAGGTAGCACCACCGCATGAAGCAACAATATCAACCGAACCTTCTTGAAGCATAGTCATAAGACCATTATCATCAACCGTAGCAATCTCAACATTAGAAGATTCATATGATATATGTGGATTCTCTACAACATCCCCATTGTTGGTCACGGAATAAGTCAACTGATATGTGTTGTTCTCCTTCAGATCAAATGAGGTTACACCAGTATATTCAATCTTATAGTTGTCAATCGGTGCTTGCGTCTGCTCCAAATACAGATAGAACAGATTATTATTCTTAAAGGTGTTCCCAACCTTATAATAGTTGCCAAATCCCTTAAAAGAGTCGTTCACCTTTATATTCTCCACTGCACTGTTATAACCAGTGTACAAGGCAACTGCACCATTCAACTGTGTAATAGTTCCATGTGCAACAGTCCATTTATCAGATACAACAACAAATGGAATACTGGCAGTACCCTTATCTGTCTTAACCTTATAGGTCATATCACTTCTGACTGCAATGGATGTAAAATATATATCACTCTCAATTCCATCTTGAGAAGTTACAATATAATTTTCTCCATTCAATACAAAGATAGTTCCAATATGAATAGGTGTACTCTGAGCATAGAAGAATCTAACCTTGCCCTGTGGTGTGGTACTTCTCTGATTCCTGCGAAAGAATACATCATACTTAATATCTGAGTTGAAGAAATCTGCAACTGTAATCTTCTCTCTGTTCATGGTCATATCAAACTGTTTCTGTGTACGACCAAATACATTTGCATAATTCATGTATCTCTCCTTTCCAATACAAAACAATAATAAATCCAAAGAATAACATCTCGTTGAAAACGAGTGGTATCACTTGTCTATTATTAACTCTTATCTACTACTAATATGTGTCACAACTACCCCACTTTTATCCCTATCGTTGTCACGATATTTGGACAACAGTAGGGATTTATTGGGGGTTGTTGTCACCCTAGAAATTAACTTGCTTTTTTGATTAGTTTGCTGTCGTCAAACCATTTCAAGTTACCATTGTTATCTAATGGCAGTTCTATCTTTGAGCCATCATCAAATTCAATCACCTGTGTTACTCTGCCGTTATCTGTCTTGATCCATTTCTTCATTATTACATCCTCACTTTCTGTCTGTTTGCCATATTATCCAACGGATTAAATCTCTCAAAGTCCATCTGTAAGTCCTGACCGAACATTGCTACATATTCCTTTGTAACAGTAAGGTCACTATGACCAAGTATCTTCTGTAGACGAAACATATCACCGCCAGCAAGAATCCACTGTTTAGCAAATGTATGACGGAATAAATGGCAGGAAGTTTTATTAACATTTCTCTTGATGTTATATCTTCTTACCAACTGCTGATAGGTTCTCTCTATTGCTTTCTGTCCATACTCATTACAAAACAGATAATCAGTACCCTCACCACCACGGACAAGCAAATACTCCTGAAGGATTTCAGCAAGTGTATTTGAGAGCGGTATAATCTGCTGTTTACGATTCTTTGTCTTGCATAGGTTAATTGTTCCATCTTCAAAGTTAATGTCACATATACGGACATTAAGAGCCGTAGAGATACGGTTACCAGTAGCAAGAAGATAATTCTCAAATACCCATGTCTTATAACAAGAGAATGTGCAGTTATTGGTATCTGGTTTAACCAATAGACGCTGCAACTCTTCATCTGTATAGGTTTCTTTAATCTTCTTCTCTGCTTTGATAAGTTGTATCTTAAAGGTTGGAATGTAATTGCAGTCCATACAGTAGTATAGAAATGCTCTTACAGACCGTAAGTATGAGTTGATGGTAATATCATTTGCTTCTGTATTCTCTCTGAGCCACAGGATATAATCATCTATGGTGTCAGATGTAATAATGGAAAGATTTGTCTCTCCATTCAGGAACTCATTGAAATGAACCATCTTTTTCTTGTAACTTTCAATGGATAATTCTGTCAGATTTTTGACACGACACTTACGAAGAAACAGTTCAAATGCTTCTTCAATAGTAGGAGTTGAAACTTTAGACATTGTAATTTTCTGCATATAGGATTACCTCACTTTCTGTGCTATAATCCCACGAACAAAAAAAAACTCAACCTTTCAAAAAGATTGAGTTCCCTAACTTAGTGCCTAGAACCGGAATCGAACCAGTGACACGAGGATTTTCAGTCCTCTGCTCTACCGACTGAGCTATCTAGGCTTAGTAGCGGGGACAGGATTTGAACCTGTGACCTTCGGGTTATGAGCCCGACGAGCTTCCGAGCTGCTCTACCCCGCGGCATTCACTATATATATTATGTTAAACAGATGTAAAATATACATCAAAGTGGGCGGAGAAGGATTCGAACCTTCGAAGGCAGTGCCAGCAGATTTACAGTCTGTCCCCTTTGGCCACTCGGGAATCCACCCATCTATTAAATTAATACTAATAATGCTCTCACATTATTAATATAGAGCCGACTGTCGGAGTCGAACCAACAACCTGCTGATTACAAATCAGCTGCTCTGCCATTGAGCCAAGTCGGCAAAATTGATGGGGCCTACAGGGCTCGAACCTGTGACCCTCTGCTTGTAAGGCAGATGCTCTCCCAGCTGAGCTAAGACCCCATATATAATTGTAAGCTGTTTCCAGCAAGTTATCATCTGGGAAATGATAACAGCGACCCGGATGGGGTTCGAACCCACGACCTCCGCCGTGACAGGGCGGCGCTCTAACCAGCTGAGCCACCAGGCCAATCGCTTTCGCAATTAAGAGATAAACTCTTTTGAAAGATTGCTCTTTCAAAACTGCACATTAAATATATCATATCGTATCTGTCTTTGCAAATACTTTTTCATCCGATTACTCTT